AGCCCATGCAAGCTCTAAGGCTTCCTCCTGTGTCAGTACGTGATCGCCCTGCTTAGAAGCCTCCTCAATCGTTTCTACGGCTACCTTGCTTTCCGTAAGACTTGTAAAAATACCAGCAAGGTCAGACAGGTGCGACCCTGACTCTTTGACAGTCTTAATGCCTGCGTTGAGAGTCTTGAGTACACCTACAACTGCTGAGATTTCTGCAAGCATTTTAGCTACCTAAAGTTGGTCTAGTGTCTGGGAAGTCTGCTGTGCTAGGCCAATCACGCAAAGCTGTACGGTACGTCATATAGGCAGCGTGTTGCGGGTGGTCGGTTAGAGGTACTACCCAATCAGAAGCGCCTAGTTCCATATCACGCCACAGACGGGCTTCTTCTTCTGCCGTAGGCTCTGGTGTTGTCCACTCTTCGTAGTGTTCAAAGTTTGCTTCTACAAAAGCAACGTCTGCTTTAATTGTGTTTACAATGTTGCCGTCAGCATCTTTAATGTTGTACTTCATTTTATTCTCCTTACGATACTGTCAGATATTGAATAATTACAATGCCGTCACCGCCATGGCCGCCAATGCGAAGATAACTAGCTGAACCGTTCCAAGCTCCTCCACCGCCAGCACCAATACCACCTGAACCACCACTAACAAGCCTGTTATTATCGTTCAAGTAAGCCTGACCACCTCCCGACAACAAGCCTCCGCTTTCAGGGACAAACCCACCATTACCGCCTCTGCCGCCTATAAGCTGACCAAGACCAAGAGGCTCAAAACCGTCAACGCCTGCGTCTGAACTTGCGCCTGAACCCATTACGGCATTACCACTGCCGCTAGAATGTACGCTTACAGCACCCCCACCGAAAAAGTAATTACCATTCCCTCCTTGACCGCCTGTGTAGTTGACATCACCACCTGAAGCAGTCCCTGGGCTTGTAGCTGATGTTCCTGCTCCGTTTGCTGTCAGAGTGCTAGAGCCGTCAGTTGCTGAACTGTTACCGCCTGCTACGAGTCCTTGGTTAGATCCAGTAGAGGTGCCGCCCGCGCCAACTACAATTGTCCAGTTTGTCCCTGTAGATAAAGTTACGTCTTTTCGGCAATAGCCACCTGCCGCTCCACTACTTATGCCACTGTTGTTAGAACCACCACTAGCGCCTCCACCAATGACATGAATACGTGCTGTGCCGTTAAACGGGGGTGTCCACGTTTGTGACGTAGTAAGTACGACAGTTTCAAGCGTAGCTCCGCCACCGCCACCTATAAAGTCTGTAAAGTTACTCATGCCATTACCCATCCGCGTGTAGCGTCTGCAAAAATAAATTGAATTGAAAGATACTCTTTGTCCAGCGTCATGTCTGTACCGCTAGACATGATGTTGCTGCCGTTACGTCCTACCACTGTATTAGTAAAGTTACCTACAGTAATAAGCACCCGCTGGCCAGCAGAAGGTGACGCAGGAAGTGTAATAGTCCGCCCAGCCGCGCTAACGTAGACATGCGTATTGACTGTGGCTGTGATAGAGGACGCTGTGCTAACTGTAGTAATGCCTACGGTTATGGGGTCAGAGGCAATGACACCTGCTTTTACTTTAGTAAGTGCCATTAGCCCACCTCTGGTCTTGTGTCTGGGAAGTCGTCAGTAGCTGGCCAGTCTCGCAATGCAGCCCTATAGGTCAGGATGTTGTCGCGGTTAGGCCAGTCTGGAGTTTGGGCTGCTTGATCTGTAAACGACAGTTCTGCGTCACGCCACGCCCTTGCAGCTTCTTCTGCTGTAGGCTCTGCGGGTGTAGGGTCAACCCAAAGCTCATAGTGGTCAAAGTTAGCTTCAACAAAGTCAGCATCAGCAGTGATGTAGTTAGTAACATTACCGTCAGCATCTTTAATTATGTACTTCATTTAATTCTCCTTACGGTATGTACTGGATGACGACAATACCTTCACCGCCATCACCACCTAACGCCATTGAAGCGTTGTTTGCGTTTTTAGCACTACCTCCTCCAGCACCAATTCCTCCATTTCCCCCGTTAACCTGTCCGTATATAGTTCCAAACTTAGCGTTGTAAGAACCTCCAGAAAGAGGCCCAGATTGAGATAGTATTGTTCCTGACGAACTGTCTCCATTTTGGTATGAGGCTTGACCTGCTTTTCCACCAGCTAGCTGCCCCATAGTTGAAGACCAAAAATCTCCAATAACGTCACATTCTCCCGCAAAATAAGAACTAGCCGTTACACCTCCTTGCTGACCAGTTCCTGTTAAACCAACTGCTCCACCGCCTCCATAAAACAGTCCAGCACCACCTGTATTATTTACATCACCGCCTGAACTAGTGCCACCAGCGGGAGTTCCTGAGTTTAGCAACCCACCTTCGCCTCCGTTAGCCGTTAAGGTAGCAGAAAGTCCCGTACCCGCTACCGTTGAATTACCTCCATCAGTGGCGTTATTGTTGCTAGAACCCGAACCGCCAGCACCGACAACAACTGTAAAAGAACCAGATGTAGTAACTGCTAAAGTGTTCTTCTTACAGTACCCTCCAGCAGCCCCAGACCTCCCATTTAAGGAAGTTCCAGCACCTCCTCCACCTCCACCAATAACGTGGATGCAGATGTTACCGTCCTGCGGTGGAACCCAAGTCTGGGACTTACTTAAAAATATTGTAGGGTATGACGCAGAACCACCGCCTGCTCCTAATGGGATTGCCATCTATAGCTCCTTCCAACCTATGGTTGAATCCACGTACACCAGAGTTGCACCAGCGTCTGCCGCCAATGAACCATCATCTGCTGTACTGTTTATTTTAGAGCCATTACGACCCACGGTTACTGTGCCTGTGCCAGCGTTCTTGATGAAAACTACGTTACCCGCACTAGGGCTTGCAGGCAGAGTAATCGTCACTGCACTACTTGAGTTGACGATAAGCTGGTCGCGAGTAACTGCGGTATAAGCTCCAGTCTTAATAGCGAAGTCATTAAAAGCTCCGCCTGCTCCAGCGGCTAACTTGGAAGCTGTTACGGCACCATCTACTATCTTAGCTGTAGTGACTGTGTTGTCTGCTGGAGTACCTATCTCAATAACTGCTATTTGAGCCACCATAATCTCTATAGCTGCGCCGTTAGCGGGAGCCTCAGAGAAAGTAACTACAGCGGGAGTTGCGCTAGATACTGCATAGGTTGATTTGTTTTGATACACACCGTCTACATACACCAGCGTGTTGTTTTCTATTGCTGCGCCAGATAGCGTAAAGGTTACGTCAGAGCCATCACCAGTAAAGCTGTTAAGCAGGAGGTCAGCAGCACCGCCGCCAATCTCGCCCCATTCTGTTGAGTAGCCTTCAAACTTTCCTTCAGTAGTGTTGTAACGGAACTGACCAGCTACACCTGTAGGACGCTGGGCTGTAGTACCTGCTGACATCTTGACAGCGGTAGTACCTGTGACAGTGATTGAGTTAAAGCTAGGATCAGTACCAATAGAAGCTGCACTAGCGGCAGCAGCAGTAGCTGAGCTGGCTGCATTGGTGGCTGAGGTAGAGGCTGAACTTGCTGAGGTAGCAGCAGCCGTCGCTGAGTTAGCTGCGTTTGTAGCAGATGTTGCCACAGCAGACTCTGAATTAGATGCGTTGGTTGCTGAAGTCGCTGCGGCTGTAGCTGAGTTACTTGCGTTGGTCGCTTGAGTTGTAGCCAGTGTTACTTGAGCTGCTGCGTCTGTAACATAGCCTGACGCTGTAGAGGCGCTGTTAGACGCACTGGTTGCGCTTGTAGCGGCGTTTGTAGCTTGAGTAGTAGCTAGGGTTACCTGATTAGCAGCAAGCGTTACCTGAGCTATTGCGTTGGTCTCAGCGGTCTCTGCGTTGGTCTCTGCTGTTTCGGCAGCGGTCTTAGCTGTAGTTGCGTTAGTAGCAGCGGTGGATGCTGTTGTCGCGCTTGCGGCTGCGGCATTAGCTGAATTTTCTGCGGCTGTGGCGTATTCATTTACACCAGTTGCGCTTGTAGCAGCGGCAGCGGCTGAATTGGCTGCGGCTGTTTCTGAGGTGGCAGCGTTAGCTGCACTTGTAGCTGCTTCACTTGCTTTGTTAGTAGCTATGACAGCTTGCGCGGTTACTGCTGTTAGTGTGGCGTCTGTGTTGGAATCTCCAGCACCGCCATCTCCTCTAAAAATTGCCATGAATAGCTCCTAAGAAAACAAGAAAGAAAGGGGGACTCCGAAGAATCCCCCAGTTGTACTGAGCCTTACTGAACGGCTAGTACGAATCCTGCTTCTGGACGCATTACTTGACAACCGTAAAGCGTGTCAGCAGTGTACAGAGTTCCCAAGAACTCCTGCTTGTACTGAGTCTGAGAGCGTACAGCCTGCTGCTCTGCAAGAACATTGGTGTCCTTGTGGATCAGCTGGGCACCACGAACGCCTGACTCAAGAGTAGGTACGTTAGTAGAAACAAATACGTCAACGCCGTACAGGTTACCAATCTTGCCAGTCTCTACGCCTTTGCCATTAACAAAGTCAGTAGAAGTGTAGCGATCAATACCCATGATAGCGTTACGCAGTGAAGGTGGTACGATGAAGCTACGACCGTCCATAGGAACGTCTGCGTCATCCATTTTCTGAATGAGGCTACGGAAAGCAGCGTCAGTGAAAGCATTCACGTCAGCAGTACCGTCAGCATCATAGGCTTCCAAAGCGCCACCAGAAGTAATCTGGAAAGCAGCATTGTGAACCCAAGAAGAACCGTCACCGTTACCGAACTTCTTACCCAGAGTGAAGAGATCATCATCTACCTGCTTGGCCAGACCGTAGCCTGCGTCACCAGTGTAGAACTGACGTAGTGAGGCCAGAGCCTGTACTTCAGTGATGTCTTCAATCAAGCGAGAGAACTCAAAGTGCTTGTCGATGTTAATCAGAACTTCTGACTCAACAGAGTTCTGGATAGTTACTGCGGTTTCTGCAACCTTAGCGTGAGCTGAACCACGGGTAGGCTTAGGGACGTGGATAGTGTCACCTTTCTTACCAGTCATGCTCATTTTCTTTACTAGGTTAGCAAGAACCAAGTTGCTCTGGTAGGCGGCGATTACCTCGTCACTCCAGATTTCGGGGATAAACTTAGCAGCAGAAGTGTTGTCTACTGCACCGCCCATTGCGGGATATACTGATGTAGCCATAATACAAGTCCTATAATAAGATAATTAGCGGACTCTCCCCTCGTTATATGCCGCAGTGATCTCGTCACTTAAAGACAAATATCGTTCAGGATCGTCCTTCATAAGTTTAATAATGTCTGAACGTCTATAGACTTTACGCGCACTTGCTTCGCCAGAACCCTTTGCGTTGCCAGTGGAAGCCTTCTTAACGGCTTGCTTACGTTGCGTCTTCTCTGCGGCTACTGCTTGACCCATTGCCTGTTGACGCTCTTTCCAGATAGTGAAAAGCTCATCAGCAGCCTCGTAGTCATACTGAGTATCTGCCTGTGCAAAGAGCTGAGTGCGAATCTTAGAGCCTTTAATCCATTCTACAAACTTAGGGTCTCCTAGAATATCCTTCATGTCAGGATGCTTCTGGTTGAGTTGTCCCATAGCTGTGGTCTGTTTGTACTGTTGAGTCTGTGCCTCAGCAGCTTTGATTGAAGGATGATTAGCAATTGCTCTCTCGACTGCCTTGTCGGGATCAGAGAAAAAGTCTACTTCTTCTTCAGGTTCTTTCTTTGGTTCTGTGTCGAGTTGTGTCTGTATGTAGTTGTCTACTACTGAACGAAGTTCACCTACCTCACTGCTCTGACGACCCAATAGCTTCTCAGCTTCTTGGTGCATCCGTACAATCTCTGCGGTAGACTTCCCTTGATACTTCTCAGGAATATCGTCTTCTGGTGTTTCTTGAGGAGTTACCTCTTCAGGTTCCTCAGTGATCTGACTTACTTCTTCTTCAGTTTCAACGTCTTCTGGACGCTCGTCAATTAATGTTGCCATTATAAAACTCCGTGATTTCTCATTATGGAGGTGTATTATGTAAGGATTCGGTTAGGAGTTA